GATCTTTTGCTAAATAAAATCCAAATTGAGTTCCATAATAAGCTATTACCCCATTGATCAAAAGCATTAATGTTAGTTTACTTTTCCATCCAAACCAATTGAATAAATTTTTAAGCTTATTCACTATCTCCTATAGATTACACAAAGGAGATTGTGTTCAATTTATTTTTTATTTTTGTAGTCTTGCAAACAAGATTTAAACTTGGCTTTGTCGTCGCCTTCTTTAGTTTTTATGCATTCTTTTAAAAACTCATTAAATTTTTGACCTTCGGTTACCATCATATTTTTATATTCTTTATTATCCTCATATCCGTAATTAGAGGCTTTGTTTTGGCAATATTGTTTTTGACTGAAGCCTTTTGGATACTTGCAATCTATACTTCTTTTATATTTCATGCTCCATTTGGCTTCAATTTTTTCTAATTGAATTTCTGTTTTGCCTAGAAGATCGCCCTTTTCCCAAGTCATGCCTTTGTTTGTGCATTCGTAAACTACTGCATATCCTACATCTTCTAAAACTCCTTGAGATTGACCTTCGACTTTAATACCAAGGTCTAAAATTTCTTTAACAATTCCTTCGCTGCCATAGTGTTTGCAACTAGGATTAATATTTCTTACTTTATCTCCAACTTTAAACATATAAGACGCTTCATTCTCTTTCATTTCTTCGCCTTCTTCATTTTCTTTATTAAACATTACATAATTATGAATTGTAATCATATAATCTTCGGCAAGAGCTGCCATAGATTGTAAAAATGGTTCTGTAAGATTTTCTTTTACCATTGGATCTTCTAATTTATCTAATATATTTTTTGCGTGTTGCTGAATAGAAGTTATTGAACCAACAATCATGCCATAAAAATCTTCTTTATAATCTTCGAATTCATCTTCTACTTCTTCAACTTGAGCTAATGTTTGATCCATTTTTAAAAGTTCAGTTTGATCAAACTCTGTCTCACCATCCCATTCATAATCTTCATTTAAATAATCACTAGCTTGAGCTTTTTTGATAGCTTCTGGACTTGGGCGGTCTTTAGAACCTTTTTGTGCTGGACGATAGTTTTTGCCCATTCTTTTCTTTTTTTGTTGAATATTATACCAAAGACCTTTACCCTTAGCTTGAATTTCTGCTTCTAGAGTAATTTCGCTTTGTATATTTTCGCTAGCTGCAACTTTTTTACTTGGATGCCATGACCACTGACAGCTCCAATATCGTGCGCGATATTTTGGCCCCGGATTATCGCAATTATGTCTAGCTCTAAATGAATTTCTTCTGGCTGGATCTGACCTTTTTATAGATAAGTTCGGATCACCAAATTTTACCATTACAATATTGCCCTTATCATTCTTTACATACACCCCAAATTTCTTTTTGCTTCCTTTTGGAAGTCTAAATGGCTTATTAAGTGGAGCTTTGCCTTTCTTCTTTTTAGCAGCTATACTAGAAGTAAAATCAATTTCTAATTCTTTCTTTTGCATATATATGAATCTGTGTCCTTATCGTATACTAAATTAATCCTTTTTTCGCCAGCATCTGTTGTTTGTAATTGTCTGCTCATAATATTTATTATTACACAATAAAAACATTGTTAAACTAAAAACTTAAATAAACTTTGCTCGTCTCTGCTTATGTATTTTTCTTCTACCCAATGAGAGTATATTAAATCATTAAAAATATAATATCTAATAGAATAATCCCAATTGTACTTTGCTTCTCTTATATTTGTTATTTCGCCCTTTTCTATTTCGTTATTCCATTTATTATAAGTAAATACTATTTCGCCAACTTGGAATAAGGCTTTCTTCACATATTATTTTACACTTTTCTAGTATAACAAAATAATAATATTTATCAAAAAAATAAACTTGGACCAGTGCGGAGTCGAACCGCTTCTTTTAGTGAATTTAAATTAAAATACTACAAGTTTAGTTGTTTTTATTTTTAGCTTTGTATAGGTAAACAACAAACATACTCTGCGATTTTATTTTGAGTACTAAGCCTATAAAGAATAAAAAAACTTTAAAGACAAAGACATCTAAATACGCAACTATCCATTAGATGTGTCATGGTAATCACGCTGTAGAACTTAAGCTACAGAAGCGGTCTCCTCAACTAGAGAAACTCTAGCAGAGATGTGACCTTTGTATTTGGCTGTTTTGGCAGTTAATACTTTTAAGGCTTTTTAAAGAGTCCCACCTAAACCTCTACTTGCATTTTAATTCCGATTCCTAAAATCGAAACCAAATCTGGCCCAATGAGAAAGAACTTATCTTATGTTACACATTATAAAGTTTTTAATAATTTTTGACAATCTTTTTTATAAACAAAATTAAATTTAATTCTTACTCCATTTACATCAGACATTAATTGAGGTATGGCAATGCATGGATACTCATTAGGCTGATCAGAAATAATATCATTATCAATATTATAATGCTTAATACATTTTTGAGTATAAACCGACCATCTGGTTTTATTCTTAACTATTTCCATTTATTGTATTATAAAAAAACTTTGACAAAAAAGCAAATGTATTCTAATATAAATTAACATAGCTTCCAATTAGAGCAGTTTGTTGATGTCAAATAATCAAATATTAATCCCTGAGATAGCAACGTCTCAAGGGCTGACGACTATTAAAACCTTTATTTGTACATAATATGGCTTTTGAAGGGAATGTAGCTATAGGCATCGCAGAATGTAGTGATCGAAGCTACCTCTGATCCGTAAGTGCGATGGCCCATTTATCGCTGAAATCGTGATAAATTTGGAGTCAAAAGAAAAGTTGGATTGATAATACTTAACTCTATATTTATAAGATCTAGAGGTAAAGCCCTTTTGGATATCAAAGAAAAGTTAAATAATTTAAGGATTTAGTATTAAAACCAAACTTCGTTGTATATTACTCTTAATTTTTTAATCCAATCTGTTAAATGATAAGATATTTCATCTTTATTTGAATTTTCAAATCCATTTTTCGCTATATTATAATACGTAGCTTCAGATGGATAAGCTCTTCTTAATTTTTCTAAACTCTTATAAAAAAATCCTAAAAATACAGTAACGGATTTTGCAGTATCTTCATTATGATCTAATTGAAAAAAATATTTATTTTGTAATGGATATTCTATAAGATCATAAAATTTACTACTAACAGCTTCAGATATATATTCTTTTTCTTCAAAAGAATATTTTAAATCTTTTGTATATTTAATAATTGTTAATTCTGTAAAAACAGGAAAACTGATATCTACTATTCCATCAATTTTATCTTCTGAAACTTTATTTAAAATCTCTGGTAGACAATCTGGGTCTTGTAAAAGTAAAAAAGTTTTTTCTTCTGATAAATTTAATTTCTTGGCAAAAAAATCTATATCTCGGTCAGAAAGCGTCACATTAACTATTACAGTTAATTTTTATTTTTATTAATTAAATTTTGTTGAATAGTCTCAAAGTTACGATCAAGTTTTGCTTCAATTCTATCAAAATAAGTTTCAAATGATTCTTTTGTCACATAAGTTGTGCTTACTTTAAGAGCCAAATCAGCTATTTCTTGTTGATGTTTACGACTTTCTGACTCTACTTCTTTTCTCAAAGTTATAAAATCAGAAAATATTTTTTCATTTAGTTTATTTAATAATTCGTCTTGATTATCAAGAAGTGAAAATACTCTAGTAAATAACCATCCTCCTAAAAATGTGAGAGCCCCAAGAACTATATTGAATAATGTGCCCATATCGAAATTCATATATATATTTACACTTATATCTTATTATTTTTAATTAAAATTATGGTAAAGTAGCATATCCATCATTTGGTATTTTATTTAGCTCTACAGCCGCATAATGAGGCGGTAGAAGCTTTCTGTAATGCTCTAAAACATGTTGATAATATTTACATTCAACTTGCCCAGCTAATCTTTGAAGAATAACTTCACATTCTTTAATAGTAAGTTGATTTACTTTTTTCTTTTTTTTAACTTCGCTCACGCTATATAATACACTTTTAGTATGTATTATAGTTTCATATTCCCAAAATCATCATCAGATATATCAGTTTTTCTTGCTCCAATCTTGTAGGTAGAGATCTCTGTTTCTTGTGGGGCTACTTGCACTTTACTACTATCAAGATAGCTATCTAGCCATCCAGCAATTGGGTTATCTTTTTGATTAAATATCTTCTTATACCCTAGAGATCTTAAACGAGCATCACAAAGCCACTTTGAATATCCGCCTAAAACTTCTGCATTTAATCCCAATAAAGAGCCTTTACTAAATAAATATTCTGCCCATTCAATCTCATTCTTAGCGGCTTGTTCATAAAAAGCATAGACTTTATCTTCGCTTTTCTTTACGATTGAAGTAAAACCTTCTTTTTCTTCCTCTTTAAGAATTTTAATTAAATTTTGAGTGGTTGCAAAATGGAGAGTCTCATCTCTTTGGATAAACTTAATAATCTTAGAGTTGCCTTCCATTTTACCACGATATCCAAAATAAAATGAACAAGCAAAACTAACATAGAATACAAGCCCTTCCATAACATTCACAGAAAGAATACAATCAAATATTTTTTGTCTTACATCTTTTTTATCATCATCTCCAAGTATTTTATCAAAATTATTTCTTATTAATTCAGCACGAGATACTATTTCTTTATCTTCCATAATACTATCGAAAAATTTGCTTGCATCTGGATGAACATTATTAAGTAGATAGGAGTAGGAATAACTATGAATACCTTCAAACCTTTGCCAAGTATTCATGCAAATTTCAAGTTCTGGATTACTGACATAATCTTTAAGAGAATGAATACTTCTAGAAAGCATACTGTCGCCTAATGTTTGAAATTTTAGATTAGTATCAAAAACAAATCTTTCTTGACCAGCGAGATCTCTATAATCACCACGATCTTTATTAAGAGCAATCTCATGAGGCCACCAAAAAAACTCTTCTTGTTTTTTAAATAACTCAAAAAAGATAGGATATTTAAAGCGGTCATATCTTTGAAGATTCAGATCTTCACCAAAAAATAATGGCTGTTTGGTATAATCTATATTCTTTAAATTTAGAACGCTTTTCATGGGTTATAGTTTACACGCTCCAGAAGAACAATCGCGATCTTCTTTTTGATTCATTAACTGTTCTTTATCACCATCATCAGTATTATTATAATAGAGACTAATTAAACCTAAAGAATAAGCTTGTATAATTTCTTTCATGACTTTAGCGTCTGGAAGAACATTATTTTCATAATGAGAATAATTATAGTATACATTGGTTGATATGGCCATGTCAATATATTTTTGAATAATAGCATTAATCTTTAATAAGCCAGAATTATCCTTTAAATCATAAACTAATTCATAATTTTTTTCGTATTTTCCTATCCCCGGAACAAGTACTGGTAATTTGCCCATCTTACTCATTTTATACGTAATTAAACTACGTATTGGTTCGACACCATTAGTAGAAGATTGTATTACAGAACTGCTTTCACATGGCATACATGAAGATAAAGTTGAATGTCTTAATCCAAATTCTTTTATATCTTCTCTTAATTTTTCCCAATCTAAAGATAATTTTCGTTTACAAATTTCATCTAGTTTATCTTTATAAGTATCAATTGGAAGAATGCTTTTTGAATATTTAGTATGATTAAATTTTTCACATTTCCCTTTTTCTTTTGCTAATTCAACACTAGATTTTAATAGATAATATTGAAAATATTCCATCCATTCATCTAATATTGGTAAAGTTTTATCAGATGTATATTTTAATTCATTTTTCGCAAGAAAGGCCGCTAAATTTGTTATACCAATTCCAAGACTGCGACGTTTTTTTGCAAAATTTTCAGCAGCAATATTAAAATAATCTTGAATTTCTATTATCTCATCAAGAAATCTTACAATAAGATCACAAGTCTTTTCAAGATCTTGCCAGTTTTTAACTTCTAGCATATTGACTGCCGAAAGAATACACATACCAATTTCACCATTTTTATCGTGATAATCGTTTAAAGGAATTGTTGGATGTATAACTTCAGTACAAAGATTACTCATTGTTACTTTATCTAACCATGCGCCATGTTCGTTTGCGTGGTCTATATTTAAGATATAGATTCTACCAGTTTCTACTCTTTCTTTAATAATTAAAGAAAATAATTTACGCGCAGAGATTTTCTTTTTTATTTTTAGTTTTTTAGTTTCGCACTCTCTATATACTTTATCAAAATTTTTTGTGCCCCATGCTTCGTATAATTCTGGAACCTCATAAGTATTGAATAAAGTAATTTCTTCATCCTTAAGAAATCTATCATAAAATAATTTACTCATACCAACTGTATAGTCGAGTTTACGAACACGATTATCATCTGTGCCTGCATTATTTTTTAATACTACGACATCTTCAATTTCATAATGCCACCATTGTATATTACAAGTAGCACTACCACCCCGTAAGCCATTTTGCTGCCACGCTTTTACGCTACTTTCATAAATTTTAAGGAAAGGAATTAAACCAGTATGAACAACTTCTCCATTTTTTATGGGAGATCCAATCGCTCGAATTTTGGATACATCTATACCAATACCACATCTACTTGCAGTTGCCATACTTACGGCTGTTGCGCTTGCCGTGATGCTTTCCTTAGTATCATCTACGCCGATTAAGCAGCAACTTGCATAATTTTTGCTAGAAGTTCTTACTCCCGCCATAATTGGAGTTGGTAGATTTATTTTATGTTTACTTATAGCATCATAAAATTTACGTACATAAGAAAGTCTTGTCTCGGTTGGATAATTTATAAATCCATAGATTGCAATTAATATATAAGCAAACTGTGGAGTCTCATAAATTTTATTAGATACACGATCTTTTACTAGATATTTGTCGCAAAGCTGTTTTATTCCTGCGTATGTAAAAATATAATCTCTTTCGTGATCAATAAATTCTCCCATTTTATTTAGTTCATCCTCATTGTATTTTTTTAATACGATCGGATCATAAATTTTATTTTTTATGCCTTGATGTATAAATTCTATTAATCTTGGAGCATGTTTACCTCGCCAAACATATTTTCTTAATTGATAATTTAATAATCTACCCGCGACATATTGATAATTAGGTTTTTCAATAGAAATTAAATTTGCGGCAGATTCTATTAAAAGCTTATGAATTTCTTTGGTTGTAACACCATCATTAAAATTAATTTTTGCATTTATTTCTATATCAGTTAGACTTACATTCGTTAAGTCTTTAATAGCCCAGTTTATTATTCTGTGAATTTTATCTATATTAAATTTTTCAGTAGTTCCATTTCTTTTTTTTACTTTTATATTCATAAGATTCAACAAGCAGTGAATCTTATATTACATTGATTTTGTTGATAATAAAAGAAAAAATTAAAAACTTATCAACATTTTTAATCTAATTTACTTTTTGGGTGTATCTTACCTTTTCGTTTTTTAGACCAATCTTTAAAATATTTTTCTTTCACAGGGTCCTTGCCGTATAATTTTTTTCTTTTTTCAGAAAGTTCCGCGCTTCTGTCCCATAAATCTCCATAAGTTCCTTTTGTGTCTTTTGTAAATCTCGAAAATTCTTCTGATGTTGATTCTGCTTTCAATGTGCCTTTTGTATTAATTTCTGGAGCAAAAAACACTCTTTCCCATCTAATGCCGTCTTTATCTATATAAACATGGTCTTCGTGCGCGGATTGAACAACGTCTATTGTTTCTTCTGTCTCTGGGTGTATATAAGTATATAATGGCATTATTTAAGAATATTTAGTATGTTGTTTTTTAATTTATCTGAACTGAATTTATCTTGTAATTTTAAACCTTCACTATTTAACTTATTAGTTTTTACTTTTCCTATTGTCTTTTCACAAGCAGATATAAAATCATCTGGGTCAAAATCAAAAATATTGCCTTGATTGAATGGTTGGTCTTTATGAAAGAACATGTTGTCATATGCTTCTATTTTACCATTAGGTTCAATTAGTGTTGAATTTAGTTGATTTGCCCATTCTTTATAAGCATGAGCATTCAATATTATCCCATGCTTTCCAATACTGATAGATTGAAATTCAGGCAAACCCCAACCTTCTCCACCGCTCATTCCTATAATGATATCGCCACTATTTAAAAAATCATTATACATTGAATTTTTTTGCATATGACCAAGAAAAGATATATTGAAATAATTTTTGCCTTCAAGAATAGAATTAAACAAAGTCTTGTTGTCTTCTTCTTTTAAGAATCCATTATAGATCGCGCATTGAAGATGATATCCTCTTTGATTTCCGTATTTTTTAAGCCAAGTTTGAATTATTTTCTTATGATGCTTTCTTTTTTCTAATTTACCGACTAAATTAAATACAATTCTTCCATCATTAAAATAACTTTTGTCTAATTTTTTAAAATTATATTTATCAAAAGCTAGAGGTAGATATTCTACATTTGAACAACCTAGGGCTGTAAATATATTAACTGCATGATTTGAGCTAAAAAATACCTTATCGTGGTTTTTTACGATATTTATTTCTTCTTTAGTTGGGTTATCTAATTCATAAAATGAAAGAAGAAATCTTTTGTTTGAAGTGGATTCTATTGAACCATTAAGATGCCATAGTTTAAAACATGGAAACTCTCTTTTAATTTTATACAAATAATTTTCGGTTTTTGATTTTATATATTCAAAAAAAGATTGATCTATATCCTGAGAAGATAGATCTATACCATTACCAATAGGATTGACTATATAATCTAGATTTTTTTCTAGAAAAAATTCTCTTAATATAAGAGAAGAAACCTGCCCAAAGCTTACGGAATTAACAGGTACGTTTAAGATGAAGCTCATAGAATATCATCTTCATCCTCTTGAACTGGTTTTTTAGTAGATACACTTTCGCCTTGTTCTGGTGTTTTTTTAGATTCTAGAAGTTTAGATTCTAGGGGTTTAGATATATAAAGCCTATAATCTGGAGCTTTTTCATTTGATTTATTGCTATTAGCAAAAACCACAATATCGGTTCTTGTTCCATCGTGGTCTAAAATATATCCAGATAAAAAAGATAGTCCAGCCTTACTTTTCTTCTTCCAAAGAGCGCCTAGCTCTTGATTTTTATTACTGTTGGTATTATTTGTTTTATTCATATTTTTATATATTACTATGTTTATTATATTTTGTCAAAGTAATTTTTACTAGCTATTTTTTTATTTAAAAAGCCAAGAGTTTTATTATGAATGTTAATTGCAGTTTGAGTGCTTATTTGTAATTTTTTACCTATATCATTCCAAGATTTTAATTTTTTTGCTTCAAAATATCTTAATTTAAAGATTTTTTCAATTCTTTTGTCTTTCATATTATGAAGTAAATTAAAAATATATTCAATTTTGGATTTGTCTATTTCATTATTTTTTTCTTCAGCTTGTTTTTTTTCTACTAAATATTTAATATTTTCGTCATCAAGACATAAATTATTTTTGTTCTTGTAAATCATATTTAAACAATAATATCGAATTTGATTTCCGAGCCAAGTAGAAAATTTAATTTTCCTTTTTGAATCAAAAGATAATACTGATTGATATACCACATATGTTTTGTCTTTTAGAATATCTTCTATACTATAATTTTTATTATTTAGTTGAGATAAATATTTCTTTATTATTTTTAAACATAAACCACCGTGAAGATTTTCTAGTTCTTTTAACGAATCAGAACATTTAAATTTTTTTATTCTTTTAATTAATTGAGATTCTGTCATATATATTTCTTAAATGTTTTTGCACAAGTTCATATAAAAAGTTAGTATCTTGACAAGTATCCCAACAGACACAATAATCTGCAACAGCCTTTAATTTATTATCATTAGCTTTTTCTTCTATATTGGCGGGAGGCACAAGCGTTCCATCGTCTAATCTACGACAAATATGTATTAGTATACCATTATGAGATTTGAGCCAAGAATATTCGTCATCTTTATATTCAATATATCTAATGTCTGTGATTATTGGTATTGTTTTACTTTTTATAAAATTTTTAACTTTATCTTCTAATAAAGATGTCCAATATTTACCCTCGGTTTGAACTCTTCTACATTTCCCATAAGCGACCATTAATGGTCTTATTAGTTCCTTGTCTGATCCATCACATTTATATAAATCTATATTAAAGTTATCTTTAATAAATTCATAAAGCTCTTTTTTTAGAGCATCAGCAAGAGCCAGTCTTTCAGATTCAATCTGCCTTTCCCTTAAATATTTATTTAATATTGCATAAAATGTATCTTTTCCAGATCTAGCTACACCAGTAATACCTATAACCATAGTGTAATGATATTATATATAAAAATAAATGTCAAGCTATATAAACTTGATTTTAAAAAATATACATAATATAATAATCTTATGGGTGCAATATATGATATAGGAAGTTGTTTGCCCCCAGAAGTATGTCCAAATGGAGAGCCTACCAAAAGGCCCTGCGGGGAAGCTGGAGATCAAGTTCTTGATTGGACATTAATTTTGGAAGAAGAGCTTATATGTTGGTGGTCTTGTTGTAAAAAAATTAATGTTCAAATAAATGGATATTATAGTATGGAAACTACTAGAGGCTTATATCAACAATTCGATACCTTTAATGATGATGTACCAATCGTTGGCGGTGATGGATGTCCCTGTGGACAAATGGAAAAAACTTTTTATAAAAGTTCTGGAGTTCAAACTAAATTTACTTTTGTACCTTGTGGCGGTGCACGCGCTTGCTTACCATGTAATGATACAGCGGATAATTCTATATCCGTGACCTTAAAGCACTATACAAAATCATATACTGGTTTTGATATATACGTACAAGTTCCAGAGATTACTATAGGTCCAAATGCTTATGGAGCATTCCCTTGTAGGCTCGGTGGATTAGGAGCAAATCAAAGATTGAAGTATTTTGATACTTGCGTTCCATATCCAATACCAATTCTTGACGCTCTGGCTTGTGGTCAAAAACATAAAGTAGCAAGATGGCGAGTTACAAAAAAAACTTGGACATACACAGTTAGCTGGAGTTGGACAACCTGCAGACCACCAGCAGACCCTTGTGCAGATTGTAATTCTTGTCATGATGGTAAACATTATGAAGGAAGAGAAAGTAATTGTGGGGCGGGAGGAAGCTGTAGTGGATCTCAAGGATGTAGAAGTCCCGGAACTCACGATAAAAGACAAACTGGATCAATCACGTTAATTATAACGAATACAGAAAATTGTCAAAATATGGATAATAGATGTAAGAAGTGTTAAAGTGAAAAAAGTATTTTTAGTTAATTTTCCATCATTAAATGAAATTAATTTTCATAGATATTTTACATTTTTACAAATTTGTGGAATGCATAACCCAGTAAATATAAACACATTTAATTTTAAACCATTCTGCTCGGGGTATACAATATCTTTTAATATTGAAATGATTAGAAGAAAATTTCCAGATTCTCTTTTCGTTCATTTTCAAACGGATCCAAATTTACTATACAAACAATTTATTTTTTGCAGAGAAGCAGAATTAATAGATAATTTTATAGTTAATGATTTTAAAGAATATCTAGGTCTAGATATAAATAATTTTTCTTTTAATGATTTATATGAAAAAAATTCTATTTACAATAAGATGATTAGTAATCTTTTTAAAGATAATCCAAATTTTATTAACCTAGGATTAATAAATAGTTTTAGAGAATTTATATTAACAGAAGAAAAATTAAAAGATTTTTTCTATATTCATAATCTTGATACAGATACAAACATTAATACTTTAAAAGATTTAATAAAAAATAATGAAACTAAGTTCTTAGATTACTTAGACTTTGAATCTCAAGATTTGGGTATACCAAATATATATACAATTAACGCACTGGTATCTGATTTTATATTTAATGTTGCTTTTAATTTAAAACATGCGCCGTCTTACTGCAATAATTTAAAAATTGAAATAGAAAATGCATATTAATTTTATTAAGAATACTGAATTTGATTTTCAAATAAAAGAATCAAATCAAAAGAACTGCTCTTTGAAAAATGAAGGAAATACGCTTTTCTACTCCTGTTTACCATTTAAAATTGCTAACTCAATAGGTTGGGATATAATCTTACCTTTTAATTTTAGCGCGACTTTACTTGACGATGGCTCTATAAAAATTGAAGCAGAAGAAAAGTATCAATATCTTTTCTCAGATAAGATTGGAAACGAAATATTAGCGATGCAAATACCTTATTTTATAGAATCTTCTAAGAATTGTTTTATTCATGTAAGAGGACCAATTAATATATATAAGCAAAATTTATATCCTTTAGAAGCTTTTGTAGAAAATGATTGGTTTCATAGTTATATGACTATGAATTGGAAAATAACAGAGAAAAACAAAGCAATAGAATTTTACAGTGGCGAATCAATGTGCAGAATCGTACCATATCCAAAAAATTTTATTGAACAATTCGAAATACAATCTGAACGAAAAGAGTCAATATTTAGTAAAATACAGAAATTTAATTTTATGAATAGATTTTCCAGCAATTATTCAATCTTAGGTAAATGTTATCAGCTAGGAATTGATGGAGAAAATAAAGTTGACAATGTAAAAAATATAGAATACAATAAAAGTAAATGTCCATTTTTAAGGAAATTTAAAAAATGATTAAACAAATTAATTCATCAATAGAGCTTATAAAATTTATTAATTCTTTTCCTATATCCCAAGAAGATAAGCATAGCGTAAATATATTACAAGATTCACTATCCAATATGGATGATTCAAAATATGATAGTAACTATATAAACGGTATTAGAGATAAGATATTTGATAATTTAGAAAAAATCCTAAACGATTTCTTTTCTAAAGATGAAAAAATAGATTCTTTCAAAAAAGATAATAATATAGATAGAATTATCATTTCAATCAGCGAAAAAAATAATACTTTGTATGCAACAGTTTGATTTGCTAAATTTTATTTTTTTTAATTCCATGTTTTTATTTGTATTATTTAATACAAATTTTATATATGAATACGCCAAGCTTCTCAAATTAGACAATATAAAAATATTTCAAGACTATACAGATTTTATATACAAGAATGATTTTATAAATTTTACCACATTCTTAAGTTTTAAAAATAATTTTATCTGTAAACTAGTAAGTTGCCCATTATGCATAAACTTCTGGTCTAGTTTATTTATATCTTTTATATTAAAAAATTTATACATTATTGGTATAATATATGTAATATCTATTGTAATATATTTTGGAACATCTATACTATATGGAAAATATAAAAATATTTGAGAATGTAGGCGAATTCTCTCTTTATCTCAAGAGAGCTACATTAGATTTAGATTCTTTAAATTATTTTATACAAGTAAAAGATGCTCACGAAAACTCCTTTGGAGGATGTAATTGCAATAGAGGAAACCGAGCTGCAAGGGCTATAGAAATTTACAAAAAAATCATAGTTGAATCCTCAACGGAAAATATACAGAAATTAAAAGCTAATCTAAATATAGGGAAACTTATATTTAAACAAGATGGAACAGAATTTGCTAAATTTTAAGTTGACTTTATTCTAAAGGTCGTTTAAGATTTGATTATGTTCAAAGAAGCAATCGGATACGAAGATATTTCACTACTTCCAAATTTCTCAGATATTTCATCTAGAAAAGATATATCTACGATTACAAAAATTTCTAAAAATAAATACATAGATATTCCAATTATTCTTTCACCAATGGATACAGTATCTTCTGTAAAAAGTTGCATAAAAATGAATCAAATCGGCGCAGCTGGAGTTCTTCATAGATTTATGTCTATAGAAGATCAAGTAAAGAAATCTATTAAAATCAAAGATGAAAGCAATTTTTGTATTAATGCAATAGGATTAAAGGACGCAAAAGAAAGAATTTCACAGTTAGCTCCATATACAGACATCTTCTTTTTAGATACAGCTAATGGCTTATCTTCAAGAGTAGAACATTTCTTAATAGAATACAAACAATCATTATATTTACAAGATGTAATTGTTGGAAATACTTTAACCAAAGAAAGCGTGTATCGTCTTGCTAATTTAAAAGCTGATGGATTCAGACATTTAATAGGTCCGGGGTCTATGTGTTTGACTCAAATAAAAACTGGTATAGGTTGCCCTAGCGTTACAGGATTATCTTACGCTTGGAAAGCGGTAAGAAATTTTCAATTAGCAAACTTAGATTATTTTAGACATGAAAATCCAAAAGAAGAAAATCGTCCAAGTATTTTAGCTGACGGTGGGATAAGATATCCTAAAGATCTAGTCAAGGCAATAGCTAGTGGGGCAGACGCGGCAATATGCGGCAGAATATTCGCTGGTCTTTCCGATATACTAGATGAAGATAATATTATTGAAGAAAAGGGAAAGAGATATTTTAAATATAGGGGCATGGCAAGCAAAGACGTTGTTGAAGATTATGAACTTTATGACGGTTCTAAGAAAAATTTATTTGTTGAGGGCGATAATACATTAATTCCTATTGTAGAGAATAAGACGATAGAAGATGTCGTTTATGATTTTACGAATGGCTTAAGAAGCTCTATGAGTTATTTGGGCTTTTTAAACATTGAAGAGATGCGCGGAGGTCTGTGGACAGATAAGATAAAAGCTGTTAGAGTCACCGCAAATAACATGTATGAAGGATTTGCTCATGGAAAATAAACAAATAAAAACCTATGATATTATCAAGTATATTATACTTGGAATTCTAACTATAGTTTCTTGTGGTACAGGAAGATCTCAGGGCTGCTACTCAAAAGGTATAGAATATTATTCTACAAAATCACAGTATGACTCCAATTTTAAACAAACAAAACTCTTGCAATATCAAAAAGATAATTTAAATATCTTTAATAAGAAAGAGTGCATTGAAAGATCTAGAATACAAGCAGTTATAGACGCAAAAGAGAATGAAAATTTTAGACTTAAAAGAAAAATGGATCATATTTTATATAATAAATGAGAATATCGTTTGAAAAGATGGCAATAAAAATCGCTGATTCTGTAAAAGATCGATCTGAAGATCCATATAAAAAAGTTGGGGTAGCAATCTTAAATAAAGAGGGTAGACTTTTAAGCGTTGGCTATAACGGGCTTTTATCCAAGCAAATTGCCCCTGATTCTTTTTGGGATAATCGAGATGAGAGAAGGAAATATGTCATTCACGCAGAAGTAAATGCTTTAGCTTGTATCTCTAGGTATGATAATCCATATATATTAGCTTCAACTCTTTTGCCATGCGCAAACTGTGCAATTAATATATGTTCTTATGGTATAAAAAAAGTTTGCTATCTAGAAGAATATTGTTTAGATCAAGCAGCGCATGATATATTTAATTTTTATAAAGTAGAACTTTTGAAATTTACTTTAAATTAATATATTTTATCTGTATAATATAGTATGAATAAGAAAGATCAGTTAGTTCAAATGCTAGACCAAATTATTCTTAAATATGAATGGGAAGACTCTAAAATAAAAAATGAATTAAATGGAGACAGTTGGGATGTTTTTCATTTAAAAAAATTTAAAGAATTGCTTTTATATTATATTAATGAAAAAGAGAAATAAATCTAAATATTACGGGGTTTATTCTAAAATGGATAATTTTTTACATGGAGTATTTCCATTTTCAAAAGACGGCTTTAAAGAAGCCGAAGCTTATATTTCAAAGATAAAAAATAGAAAAAACACTAGTTTTTATATTAAAAAGAAATAAAATTATTGATTCTCTGGCAAGTTTGGATCAGCTAATTCTTTGTTATGGACTTTTTTAGTACCTCTTTTAAAGTCATGGTATATATTTTTAATTATTTGTACAGGCTTTTCTACAATTTTTTCTATTTGTTTTTCGATGATAATAGGTTTTTCTATAATATTTGATCTGTTGTTTTTAATTAATGAATTATAAGCTATAACTAAACATACAGCCAATGGATCAAATACTATTACAATTAAAATAATAAATAGCCTTACGGCTGTTTCAGTTTTTAGTCCAAATGCTTCTGCTATAAATTTAAAAGTTCCGACTTCTCCTTTAGTATTATCACTTTCTAGAATCATTATATTTTGTGCAATTTCAGATGATTGTGTTTCTAATTTTTGAAGATCAGAAGTAACAGAAGATATTTGAGAGAATAAACTATTAATGTTTTGTTGAGAAGTTTCTACTATTTTAGTTTTACTATCTAATAATTTTTGATCTGCGACCTTTTCAGTTTTTGCAGAAGAAAATAATCCGCCGCCAGTTGTTTTTGTTGTAGTTACATCTTGTTTAACTGCTGTATCTAAAGATGATTGATAGATTTTTTGTAATTCTATAAGATCTTTTAATTTATTCTTATTGAATTCTACTTGAGAAATAATGAATGTTTGTTGAGACTTTAAAGATTGAATTTTGGCTATATTTAAACTATATTGTGAAAAATTCCTTTGAAATGCGTCTGATAAAAATCCAAATATACCAAGGCTAGTTATGCCCATAAGAAGAATAGTGGCAATTAACATATATTTTCTTAAAATTTTATTAGTTTCATTCCAATAACGATATAGATAACTAGCTGCCACTAATTTTGCTAATTCCATAGTTCCTGCCATAATTGCGACACTCCAAAAACTAGCAGCAAATAATAAAGCAATTCCTTTTACAGAAAAGAAAGCGGCGCATCCAGCTAGTGCAAAAGCTGAAAAAGCTAATATATATTTAAACATATATTATTTACACTCACATTTTGTCTTTACTTTGCTTATTATGTAGAATATAATTTTTCTTATGGAAGAAAATAAAGATATACAAAAAATTAATGTAGGCCCATACATAAGATCCTCTCCTTTATCTCCAATAGTTCGTATTTTAGAAAAAATATCTAGAAATACAGTTTGCCCACTGACCAATAAGAAATTCAAACATTGTTGTGGTCAAAGTGGACAAAACTTTTGTAATAAATCTAAAGAAAATTTAGAAAATTATATGGAAGAATTAAAATCAAATCCAAATGATAAAATTGGTTGATATACTTTTTGGTCTTTCTTGGGGTGATGAAGGCAAAGGTAAAATAAGTAATGCCATATCTGAAAATTATGATATGGTCTGCCGTTGGAATGGTGGCCCAAATGCAGGTCATACAGTTTATATCAATGATAAAAAGTATAAAACTCATATTATTCCTTGCGGAGTATTTAAAAATAAACCTAGTATTATTGGACCAAATTGTGTTATCAATGTGGATAAATTTTTTGATGAAATAGAATATTTAGAGAAAGAAGGATTTGATACATCTTTAGTAAAAATTAGTCACCGAGCGCATATTATTACAGAAAAACATATTCAATATGATTTATCATTTTTAAAGCAAAGACTTGGAACAACAGGACAAGGAATTGCGCCAGCATATGCAGATAAAGCTATAAGACTAGGTAAATTAGCTAGAGATTATATTGATAAAAAGTATCTTTGGGACGGTAATCTATATGGAAATATACTTTGTGAAGGCGCACAAAGTTTTTGGCTGGATATAAATTATGGCAATTATCCGTATGTGACTAGTAGTGAAACACTTCCATATTCAGCTTGTTCTTTAGGGTTTTCTCCTAAAAAAATTCGAGATATCATTGGCGTTGCGAAGATCTATGATACAAAAAGCGGTATTGATCCTCTATTTCCAGATTTTTTAATAAATATGCCTCAAGAAAAAAGGTTAATAGAAGAAGGAAATGAATTTGGCACGACTACGGGAAGAACTAGAATTGCAAATTGGTTAAGAATAAATCATCTAATATACGCAATTAGGACATCTGGAACAACGAAATTAATAATTAATAAATGCGATATACTAGATAAACTTGGAATATATAAAATTATAATTAGTCCAGATGAAGGATTTGATTATATTTCTTTCAAATCTTTAAAAGAAATGCAGGATTTTATATACAAACAGATTGGGGAGCATTGTGGAATCGAGACAACGTTTTCTGGACACAGAAGTTTAGTTTAAATATAGTGTAATTTTATCTGTGAGTAATCAAAACGAAGCTCTTGCAATTTGTTCTGAGTTTGCAGATGAATATGGATTTAATGTTGAGGATGGAGAAACTTTAGTTGTATATACAGAAAGCAAATATCTTAATGAATTAAAAAATATGCTTGAAAAAAAAATTATAAACTTTTTTCATATCAAGTATATGGTACAGATGTTCTTATTAACTTTATTCCAGATAATCAAGATATTTTTTAATAGATTTTGATTTTATATATAGTTTGATATATAATACATACATGAAGATAATACTTTCTTATATATTGTATTTTATCGGTGATATTATCAGTAGAACCACGATGCAATGGTTAAATGGATTTGGTTATTCTATTTATAGTAAAGTTATGAACTGGAGTGTTGAATTAGATAATCAACATAAGATATGGAAACCAGTCAAGCAAAGGAAAAAAAGAAATGATTACTATTAAAGATATTTCAAATTTAAAATTAAGCAAAAAACAAAAGAAAAAGCTTTTAGCTAAAGGCAAACTAAGAGATCCATTTGAAATTTGGGTAGATCATCATAATCATAAACTAGAAATTATTAGAACTTGCAGCAGCTTATTGGGAGCAACTGTTTCATCTTTGGTCTTACTTAAAGTATTTGGGGTTTTATGATTTTAAAAAAAATATTAGAATTTTTTGATAATAATTCTAAAGAGTTGATCTTGCCAGAAGATATCGATCCGAACACTTTGCCTCAATATGGCAGACTTTATAAAATAGAAAACGAACTATTAGCATTTCGGTATGTTTATTGTCGTGGAGATAGCGAAAAAGGTATTCATAGATTTAAACATCATCAATTAAAAGAATATATATTTAATGATTTTAGGGCGGTCGAAAGAGAGGCTACAAAGAAAGAAATAGAAATTTATAATAAAATAAAGGATCACATTAATGAACTCGCTAAAGAAGAACAAAACTTTAACAATAATTAATGGATCAATTGGAGGGAAGAATGGCAACACGGGTTCTCTTATTAGAAAGATAAGAAAAAAAATTAATAAGATTGACGCAAATATATCAATAAAGATTTTGCATCTACACAAAGATTTTTATTGGCCCCAAGTTCGACATATAATTAGAAAAAGTGACGCTCTTATTTTTTGTACAGGAACATATTGGGATTCTTGGGGATCAAATATGCAACATCTCTTCGAGAAAATGACAGAGATAGAAGGCAAGAAACATTTGCTTGGTAAACCTGCGGGTGTAATTGTGACGATGCATTCAGTAGGAGGAAAAGAAGTTGCGTCTAGAATGCAAGGAGTTCTATGTTCGATGGGGTGCGTCCTACCTCCTTTCTCTGCGTTTGCATATAGTTATGCAGATCATGTTGCTCATCAATCAAGATATCTAGGAAAAAAATTGTTAGATGATGTTTGGAATATTGAAGATCTTCATGCGTTATTATGGAATATAATAGCTTCAATGAAAAACAACAAAGATTGGAAAGTTTGGGATTACTTAGATACCGCAGCTTATAATCCAAACTCTGTATGGTTAAAATAATTTTGGTGCGATGGCTGAGTGGTCTAAAGCAGGAGTTTACTAAACTCTCGATGGATAAAACCATCCGTGCGTTCGAATCCTACTCGCACCAATTTACTAACGATTTTTTTGCAAATAAGAGGTCGTATTTACTAATAAATTTTTTGCAAATAAGTCAATTTGCTAACAGGATTTTTGCAAATAAGGAGTTTAATTTATGAATGAAAAAACGCCAAATAAAGGTGCGGGAAAAGGAGATTCTCCAAGAAATTGTTTCTCTAATAGGTTTAAACAAAACTTTGATACGATAGATTGGAAAAAGGAAAACGATAAATCGTTGATTAAAAAAGAATTAAAAAAACAAAATGGCTCATCAACATACATTTATAAATAATTTACCATTCTATTCTAGGCTTCTCTGGTTTTATAGTAAAAACAAAAAAGGTTTTAAAGATTCTTATATAAATTGTTGTTTCTTTTTTATCTTGTTTAAAATAAGATATATGGAGATTACCAGTATTTAAACCATAACAAAAAACGAAAAAAATAGTAGCTATAATAAATCCTTTAAGCGTTTTCATAAGATAAATTACACTTGACTATTTTTGTATATTAATTTAATATGGTAGTATGAGCAGAAAAGGAGTTTGCTGTATTGTTTTATCTCTAGCAGAGAAAGATGAACCCATTAAGTTTAATACTATGACTTATGCTCGTTTTTCATCTATGAATAGACAAGAAGCGTTATCTACTCTTTCTTCTAGAATCTTGAATAATATGATTACTACACATCATTATATCAAGTATTGTGCTGACCATAATCATATATATAGAATCTCGTCAGATTTATTTCCTCTTATTACTTATGATAAAGCAGATGTTAAGCTCGAATATTTACCAGATTATACCCGAATATTAGCATCATTTAATAGTATCAAAAAACTAATACAATCTACTAATGTTCGTATATCTTGTCATCCTTCTGAATTTAATGTTCTTGCTAGTGACAACGACAACGCAGTAGATAAAACAATCAAAGAATTAAATCACTATGGTTGGTTTATGACACAGATTGGTTGCCCACTTAACTATGATTCGCCTATGAATATGCACATACATAATTCCAAAGGCGATTTAAATGATGTAGTTAAAAAGTTTATGAGCAACTTTGATAGACTATCAGAAGATGTAAAGACTAGATTAGTTATAGAGAATGACGACAAAGATACTTGCTGGTCTATTAAGAAACTGATGAAATATTTTCATTCTGTGTCTAATATTCCTATTACTTTTGATTATCTTCATCACAAATGTCATCCAGATAATCTATCAGAGGAACAAGCATTTCATCTTGCACGAATCACTTGGGGTAATCATATTCCATTATTTCATTATTCAGAGAGTATTATTGGACACAAGAACCCACGCAAACACGCTGATTATGCTACTCGTTTGCCCGATACATACGGATATAATGTAGATGTAGATTTTGAATTAAAAATGAAAGAACAATCTTTCGCAAAGCTATGATTGAAGTAGAAATATCAGATGAAATTTTAGTTAAGGCTAGGCAAAAGGCTAAAAGCCTTGGCATATTGCATAATTCTATTACAAAAGGAGAAGGGAATATTGCTGGATATATTGGTCAAATGCTAATCGCAGAACATCTTAAAGCAAACGAACCAGATAATTTTGATTTTGATGTAGAAAGAGATGGTATAAAATACGAAGTAAAAACAAAGCGTTGCACTTCTAAACCAAAACCAGAATATTGTTGTAGTGTTTCGGATTTTAATACCAAACAAGATTGTCATTATTATGTTTTTGTTAGGCTAATAGATCATTTTTCTAAAGCGTGGATTCTCGGTAAGAAAAAGAAATCAGATTATTTTAAACAAGCAAAATTTTATAAAAAAGGAGATGTAGATGAAAAGTCTCATTTAGGTTGGACATTTAAAGCGGATTGTTATAATCTATCTATATCAGAATTGGAGGACTTATGATTAATAATATTATTAAAATTTTGGCGTTAGGTGGAATGATATTTAATGTTATAAAAGGAAATTTTCAAATGGCAATATTCTTTGGTATTTGTGTATTACTATTAAAAGTAAGTGAAAAATAAATATCTAATATTATCAGACATTCATCTTGGGAGTAAAGATTGCAAGCCTAAAACCCTATTAAAAGTTTTAAGAAAATATAAAGCAAAAACAATAATAATTGCTGGCGATCTTTTTGACCACCATAATTTACATAGATTATGTAAAACTCATTGGAAAGTTCTTTCTAGACTACGCAAAATTTCTAAAAAATGCAAGGTAATTTATTTAATTGGCAATCATTGTTTTCTTAAAGCTGAATTTATGAGTATTCTTCTTGGTTTTAAATGCAAGAACGAACATATTATTAATTTAAACGAAGAAAAGATATTAGTTGTTCACGGAGATATATTTGATATATTTTTTACAAAATATAAACATATAACTAATTTTATAATTAAATGCTATTATTTTTTAAGAAAATTTACGCCTTATGCTGATGATATATTTCAGTTATTTTATAAGAAAAATATGTCTTTTATAGAAAAAAATTCAAAAGTAAAACAAAACGCACTAAACTATATTGAAATGAATGAATATGATAAGATTATATGTGGTCATACTCATAATCCAGAACAAGAAAAAAAATATATAAACACAGGAAGTTTTTGTGAACAAAGATGTTCTTTTGTTGTAATAGATAAAGAAGGAATTAAACTAATATATGCAAATTAATCACGATTATTTATTACAGATGGTTAAAAGATTATCAGAAGATTATAAACCTTTTGGAGAGGTAGAAAGATGGGCAAATCCAGAAGCAGAATATCCAGATTGTTCTATGGGATGCAAATATTATCTTCAATTAAAAGGAGAATTAGGCAACGATTGGGGCGTATGCTCTAATAGGAATAGTCACAGATACGGATTATTGACTTTTGAACATCAAGGATGTCAAAAATTTAAGTTTGACAAAGAAAATAATTTAGAATAGTATACTAATATGGGCTTATTTAATTATGTTAAAGTAGAACAAGAGCTTCCTCTGGATGATACTCTAAAAACGCTAAATCATAATTGGCGTAACGAAGAATATCAAACAAAAGAACTAGAAGTAAGTA